GTTGCAGTCTGCATGACGTCAGCCGGGACTGTCTGCAACACCGGTCACCCGGAAAGCGGAATGGGGGGCCTAAGCCCCCCACCCAATTAGACGCCAGCGGTGCCGAAAATGCCGCGCGGGTCGGTCCAGCCGAACGTATAACGCTCGGTGGCCTTATAGCGCATGCTGTCGGTTTCGAAGTCACCTTCCATAGACTTCTCCAGGCCGCGACGCATCATCAACTTCAGACCTTCGGGGGCATCGGTCTGAACCCACCAAGCCGTGGTGGAAGTGATACGCGACAGGTTCGCCTGACCTTCGGCCAGAAGACCCATCGACTTCACCGGGTTGATGTCGTTGTCAGCCGTGCCAGTCCGCAGAACCGACTTGAGCAGCACTTCCGCCTGGAAGACGTTGGACGGACCCGTCACAATCTTCTTCGGCGTCAGCCGGATACGCTTGCCGTTATTGTCAACAGCGTTGCGGATCTGGATGAGCAGCTGCTCAAGCGACGTCTGGCTGAGCGCCGCCGGGGTCGTCAGCACGTTAGAGAACGTGCCGTTGACAATCGGGTGAGCGTTCGAGACCAGGGCTACGCCGTCACCACCGGGGTAAGCGGCGTTGAAAGCGCGGTTAAGAATGTTCGCGCCCAACGTCTCCTTCGTCTCGATCAGCGACTGCGCGAGGTGCTTCGCGTAGGTCTGACCGATACGAATATGATCACCATCTTCCACAAGGACCTTGGTCAAGCTAAACGCCAGACCGTAGACCTTGTAGAGATAACGCTGCAGGAACAGAACACCACCCGACTGATACGTGACAGGCATGCCGTCCGGCAGCTCGGGAGCCGCGCCGAAGCCATACAGCACCGGCTCTTCATGGTAGTTGCGCGGAATGCCCTTCTGCTCGCGGAAGACCATCTTCCACTCATCAGCGCGCTGATCATAAACGCCGTCAAAGACTTCGTTCAGGATGGGCTCAACGACCGACCGAAAGTCGGTACTGCGCATCGGGGTAGCCATAGGTTAAGCCCTCCTATCAGACCGAGTTAACCGCAGCCTTGTAGTGGTGTTCGTTGATACGAACAGTCGCCACCACGTAGGCATCGGTCAGGGAGTCGTTAATGTTGTAGGCAAAACCCGTGATCTGGAACTGACCAGAAGTTGCCTGGATAACCGACAGCTTCGTGGTGCTCAGACCCGTGCGGGTGGAGCCGCCCGGAGCAGCGACGACCCAATCGCACTCTTCGCCAACGGCGGTCTGCACCGTCGTCACGCCAGGGGTGCCCGGATTGTCATACTGCACGTCGAAAAGCGTTTCCGGGTCATCGTAGACCCAAGCAACGATCTCCGTACCCGTGGCGCTAGCAGGCCAAAACGGGCTGATCACCGGCTTGCCAGAAGAGTCGAGATACTGGCACCCGGCGAAGATACCGAGCAGCGAAACGCCATCGGTGGTACCGTCACGGGTACCATCAGACGTACCAAGCTGGATAACACCGTTGTCAGTCAGCTTCACCGGGTCGCCGGAGAAGATGTTATGACCGTAGGTGCTCGCGATGGTGTAAGCCTTCGGGCGCATCTGCCCACTATTGTGGAACGACGGCCGAAAGCCAAAAGGCGCGCTAGTCGAAGACATAGTGGCTCCTAATGGTTCGTGGGTTGGTTAAGAGAGGTCAAAAAGAGCCTCCCGCCGCTGCCCCATCTCCATGTTGCCTTCCCCAATCTGCAGCTTAGACTTAGAAGCACGAGCCTGCTGTTCAAGGAAATCAGCAGTGTCGGTCAGCTTCTCTTCTTCGCGCAGAGGGGCGTCATGGTGCGCTTCCTGCATATACTTCTCGTAAAGAGAAATCGGCAGCTTGAAAGCGAGCATCTCATTGACGCCAATCAGTCCGGCCCAATCACCGGTCTTCAAAGTAGCGTATTCCCAGCCGGGAACATCTTCCGGCTTCACAGGCTCGTAGCCTAATCTAATACGCATCTGAATAGAATCACGAGGATTGGTGGTGGTTAACCAGCACGTGTGCCAGCCGGGGATCTTAGGCAAATCAGGGAGAGAGGACTGAAAGAATTGCTGACGAAACATCGCAACCCGCTCATCATCAGAGATCTCGCGATTTTGGGTAACAGCGCGATCATGCATCGCCCTGTTCTCGCGGCCTTCACCAGCAGATTTCTTCAAGCGTTCGTCGGTCATTAATCGCTCCTTCCAGCGATTGAATTTATGATACTTTGTTGAAAATTAAAAAGCAAGCTTTTTCAAGCTTTGTTATTACGATCGTACTCGGCATACCGCTTGACATACCGGGAACGCAGGACGGGATCGTCCCAAACTCCAGCATCGATCAACGCTTGCTTTCGTTCGGGAGAAATGTAAATCTCCTTCCGGGTGCTCGTCGGAGCATGCTCACGCCCTGACCCCACCGCTGGACCGCCACGGGGTTCTCGCTTAGACTCAGACTTGTCCTCAGCACGCCGAGCGGGGGTTTTCTCTTCCTTATTGAACTTATCGGGCAGGCGGCGTGCGGCGCGCTTACGCAATTCGTCCCAATATTCAGAGCTTCGAGGATCATAGCCGTCCTTAGCTAGAGCCTGATCAATCGCAATGACGATAGCAGAATCTTCGTCACGACCCTGGGCGTCATACCAAGGATTTTCACTGATAAACTCTTGAGCATACCGCAACGTCATATCGTCAATCTGCTGCGGTTGAGGACGCTGTTGAGCAACCTGCTGCTTCTGGAAATTTAGCTGCTGTATACGCGCTAAAGCCTGATCCCGGTAGCGCATAGCCTGGGTGACATCGTCACCATTACCCGCAGCCACAGCCTTAGCAATTACCCGCTCAGCCATATCGGCTTCCTGGGCTGCCTTGGCTAGAGCCGCATCAAATGCGCTCAGATCAAGATTATGCGTGCGCTGCTCTTGAGCAGTAACACGTCGCTCTAAATCATCGTTTCTCTTGCGAAGAAAATCAAGTTCTAACTTATCACGCTTGATAGCTTCTTCACGACGCTGCTTACGCTCTTGCTTTTCAATACGACGCCTCTCTCGGATAGCGCCACGCTCATCATCTTCGTTAGAAAATTCTACGCGATCGTCACCTTCATCAGTGTCATCATCTTGCTCGTTTTCTTCAGTAGCAAGCTGCTTAGGCTCTTCTTCTAAGATGACAATGTCGTCATCCTTATTTTCATCTTTGTCCTTAAGAACATCAGACATAATTCATCTCCTTTCAGATGAATGCCTTGACCTTCAACGGGTCGCCTACAACCTTACCGATGACATCGAGGTCATTAAAAATGACGAACATCGCGCTGTCATCCCTGGTAATCGAAACTTCCCAACGATCGCCGCCGTACTTAGGCACGCGCACAAAATCTCCAGCCGCGCACCATTCACCCTCCGGCCACGGCTGCTGAGTGTCACGATTCTTAAACGCTAGTGGACCAACGCTGATCACCTTAGCGACCTGCGTGTTCCACTTCTCCGTATCCTGAGTTTCAGTTGAAAGAATAATACCACCCCGAGTTACCTTACGCGGGGTGCGAATCTGGACCAGAATGCGGCTCCCAAAAGGCTGCACGCCCGGATGAACTTCCGGGAAAGCCTCTGCCAGCGCATCCTCAGATGTCGTTGACACCAGTTTTCTCCTCGTCAATGAGTTTTAGTAGCGCATTAATCGCTGCTTCATATCCAGCAACGACACCGACACGATACCCATATTCAAAGGCATCGCGTTCCTGCGGACGTTTTAAGGCGTCCACAGAGAACCTCTGTTGTTCAGTTTTCAGACGATTGAGAAGCTTAGCCTCAATCACGCCTGGTTCTTTTCAGTCTTCGGCTCCGGAGGGAGAGACTGACCATCAACCTTTTCACCGGCAGCCAAGCGATGCTTCTGCTTAACATAAGCTCCGGACATAGGAACCGTACCGGTCTTCGGCTTGTCGTCCATGATGATCTCCTTACGGATTAGGGTTGACGCCAGTGCCCGTACTCACGGCCACCTTCTCACCGGTTGCCATCTCGGCAGCGGCAAGGAGCTTAGCGGTATCATTGTCCGCCGTATTCATGCGCTCTCGAGCAGCAAGGTCTGCCGCCGTGCGCTCGTTTTCAGCAGCCACCTTAAGCTGCTCAGCCTGCATTTTCTCGGCACGGTCTTGCTGACGATCCTGCAACTTTGCCTGCTCAAGCTGAGCCTGCTGCATGAGTCGCTGTTGGTCGGTTTGAGCCCGCTGCTGAATAGCCATTTGCTGCACCTGCGCCCCGATCTTAGCAACCTGCATACTGCTATCCGGCGGCATCTGCGGTTGAGGAGCAAACTGCTGAGCAACTTGATCGATCGCACCAAGCTCTTGGCTAAAGCCTGCCAACTGCTGCTCAATAAATTGCTGAACCTGAATAATCACCTTAACCTGATCACTTGCCTCTTCAGGAATTAATTCCTGCTTCTGAGCAATGTCTACCGCATTGTGAGCTTCAACCAGGTAATAATTGAGAAGATGATCTTTCAAATGCATCGCTATCGGGTAAATGTACGTCTTCATAATAGCCGGGTTAGAGCCAAACACCGGAGACTTAAGAAAAGACATATGAGTCATAATGTGGGCTACATGGTCCTGCTGCGGTAAAACGTAAATAGGGCGACCCATAGCAGCGGCAACATTTTCGCTCACCGGATCCATATTATCTTTAGCGGGTTCCGGCTGTAAAACTTCCTGAGCCGGAATCTTCATAGTTCTGAGGAATAATTCTTCAACTTTACGCAGATCATACAGTTGCGGTACGAGGGCCGCACGCTGCATAATCGCCTGAACCTGAGCAAACCGCTGCGTCTCAGAGAAAATTGCAGGGTCGCTGACGGGAACAACATCAAGAGGCCCGTCAAAATCAGACGGATCAATCTCTAAACCGTCAATCTGAGCCTCAATATCTTCCTCGGTCAGATAAGCCGAGTTGATACGGTGCAGAATCTTAAAACAGCGAGCCATCGCGTTATGCAAACGCGCATGGATGCTGCTAAACACAACCATACCCTGCTCAATCAGAGCCATGGTAGTGCCAACAGGTTGATTCGGGTTCTGGTCGCTTAACTTCTCAAACGAAGTCTGCACGACACCCTTACCGGCTTCAACCAAGAAACCGAGCAGCTGGAATAACACAGCGCTCGGCGGGTTGAACGGCATGGGCATAGCGAGCTTACGAACGTCATCGATAAGCGCACCACCCTCCATTTCAACCACTTCGGTTGGCTGGAGGTTAATCGTTTGCCCGCCCGGACCACCCTTTAACTTGAGCAGAGTCGGCATATTTTGAATATGCGCGCTGTCAAGTAATGCGCGTAGAGCGCCGGTTGCCGCACCCGACAAGCCGCCGATCATGTGCGTCAAGCCGATAGGGTAAGCCCCGCGCCAAGGAACGAACGGAAATTCAACAATCCAGTCAAGTTCTTGATACCGGGGATCGTCAGATTCCCAGTTTCGGTAAAGAGATAAAGCTTTACCAGTAGATTTATCAATGCTTAAAATGTACGGGCAAAGCTCTTCTTCAATTTCAAGATAAGTATAAACCTCAAAAATTGTACGTAAACCATCTTCGTTATAACTGCTTGTTACACGACCTTCAATCTTGTCGTTTGCGATAGTTGACTTGCTAAACTCTGGATCATCAGGATATCCCAGGTCAACGTCAATATACATACCAGCCTTGACGCGCTTATAATATTCCATTTTAGTTACATACTGAACATGCGTCTTGCGTTCAGCAGTGTAAAAATTTGTAGCCGCAAAAGGTAGATAAACATCATCAATCGGCACAAACTCAGTCTGCGGACGACGATGTTGAGGATTCCACATAAATTTAAGATACTGCCCACCGCCGAGCGGTAGCTGGGTGCTAAGCTGCTCTAGTTCTGACCTAAACTCAGGCATCTGCTGAGTTGTCTGCCAATTCATGAACGCTGCTTTGCGTTCAGCCTTCTTAGTCTTTTCTCTATCCTGCTCGCCGTAAATCTTACTCTTTACCGGCCCGTTAGGCGGAAAAATCTCCTTCATGAAACGAGCGGAGAAATCTACGCAAGCTTCGACAAGCATAGGGTGAACGACCTTGTTCGCCCCGTTGAACTGAGCACCGCCGGGCGCGTCGTCACCTAACCCGGTACGGCGTAACCCTTCCTCATATAACTTGTCTCGCTTTTCGCGAGCTTCCTTGTCACGCTCAATTTTGTCAAGAAGGTCATTAACAGCTTCATTTAGAGCATCTTGATCTACTTCTTCAACAATGTTAGCAAAATGCTCAAGGTTCTTACGCTCATTTTCTTGGTTCTCAAGCCGAATGATAGCTCCACCATCTTCGGTGTCTTCTACTTCGACATTTTCATCTTCAATGAGTTCAACATTCTCACCGCGCTCGTCATCATCGTCATTTAAAACGTCAGACATATTCAGCCTCAATCTGCTTGACAAGCGCATCAACTGCGTCGGCGTT